TATGTTCTATAGAGATAAACATCTGGTTTGGTGTTCCCATACATGGCAATGAATGAGTTCTGAGGACTTGCAAGTAACTCAGTTACAGTACTTGGTATCCATTCAGAAACCACACGACTAGAGTCGACTACGATAGGGTTCATTTCTTGACCAGACGTTTGCATCTGGAAGACTCTTGAATAACCTGTTGCCTTACTAATGAAGTTAATCGTCGTACCATTGTCTACAGGATCAATATTAATGTCCATCTCATAGTTAGAGATACCACGAATAATAGTTGTAGTAGGAGTAAAGATACCATTAGGAGCAAACATCAAGAACTGTTGGTTCTTACTGAATAGTATTAAGCCCTGTGCGGTGGGTATAACGCCCGTCAACAGGGTTGGTCTGATGCTTGAGGTACTTAGATCAACTGGGTCAGAAGCGATTGCTGCAAGCGCAGATACATGGTAGAAGTTATAGAACTCATTAGCCTGACTCATCGACACATTGTCGTTAGTTAGGAAACCTAATCGACTACTATGGAAGAATGTCTGCTGAATTTTTTTACCAACAAAACTTGGATGTGAATTGGTTTCATTATCACCTGTCAGCCTATCTGTCCATGAAATTGGTCTAAAGATAAAGGTGTTAGTAGCTGAGTTAAATAACTCATGAGGCATTGTTGATGCAGTCAATCCAGGTGATACATCAGGAGCTATATATTCTTCCCAATAACCAGCTCCACTTGTCCCGTCATCAGCAATAAAACGTGTGTAATAACTATCTTGAGCTGAGTTAGCTGTATTAATAACTTTAACTACTCTGTGATGTTTTGATCTATCAGGTAGTGTTGTGACATTTGGAACTTGGTTTTGGTAAGTATCTAATCTATCATTATCTGTACCACCCTTACCAGTTAAAGTAAAAGCACTGGAACAGCTTAACTCTAAAGATGTATCAAGCTGAGTAACAGTCATGCCTGAGATACTTAAACCATTAATACTGTTCTTTAAATTAGTTAAGATTGTATCTAAATCTGCACTATTGCCTGTGTTGTAACTGATAGTTGAACCATTAACAGTAACACTATAAGTTGTGTTTAAAGTAACTGCTCTTACTCTTACTGTACCTACTTTCTTAGCAGTGAAAGAAGGGACTGCTTGAGTTGTTACTGTGACTGACTTATTAGTGACTATTGTTGTATCTTGTACAGTCAGAATGTCATAGTCATTAGCTGTAGTACCTGTTAAATAACCAGTACCATTATTCGTAACTGTCGCAGCTACTCCAGTTGTAGCATTCCATATATAAATAGATGTACCTTTGATAACACCTATGTATTTCTCATCTCCATCTCTGTGGATATAGAACCACTTACCATTTGTATATGTACCACCTGTACCTAAGTTCTTTAAAAATTTAAAACCAGGACGTTTAGTTAATCCATAGGTAGGATCTGGATAAGCATTTAAACAATCAGTTAGCTGTCCTGGTAACTTCTTTGTATCAGCTTGACGTGATACTCCACCTAAATAACTTGAAATTGTTTGTGTAACATTTGGCATTATCTTTGTAAGGCTGTATATGGTTTGTAGCTGATGTAATTATTACCATTCTTAGGTTGGCCAAAGTAGGTGAACTGACCCTGGTTACATTCGTATTCCATAGCCATAGCCCTTGTAAACCCTTCCTTCTCTTGACACATCTTATAAAGTTGAGCGTCACCAACTATCTTCTGAACTACCTGACATGTGGCTCTAGCAACTACATAATCTTGTATAGGACGTGGTAAGTCTACCCAGTCAAATAGCCATAGAACATCACATTCTACTTGCTCTGTAAATGTATAAGTATGTTCTTGTTTGTCATATAATTTTCCATTCCTTCTAATTACATCTTTATCTTTGTAATGTGTATGATCTAAATCTATCTGTAAAATATTAGAAGGTATTACTATTTCATTATTACTATCTGGAGTGAATGGATAGTGGAATTCTTTGTTGAATGTCCAGCCTTCCGATTGGACTTCCCTAGACACCTGTGTAAGTGTATCGTATGCAATCGCAACGTCTGGGTTGGTTTGATCGAGAGTTGTTACAGGTGCTTGACCAACTGACGACAATATTTGATTTACTGCTGGTAACTCTGTTGCCGAGTTAGTGGTAGGTATAGCCATAATTATATAAAAAAAAAGGGAGCCATAAAGACTCCCATTAAACTTAGAATGCTGAAGGAGCTGAAGCACCTACATACAATTCAACAGCAGCAGCTGGATTAACATAATCCGCACCACATGCTAAACGTCCAAGGATAACGTCACCCTGATAAATCACAGAGACATCTCCTTTGGTTACTTGTACTGAAGGACCAATAGCTTCTACCATACCAGCCGCTTCTTTCTGGAAGATAAGTCCACAAGACTTAGCTCCTAGTTCAGTGTTAGTACCGTAGTCATTCTTGATTCCAGTTTGTGCGCCAGAAGCATCTTCTGGAGTCACGCTGACGAAATCACCTACATTAGTAGGAGCTGTAACGCCAGTTGTACCACCGTAAGCAGTACCGTATTTGCCAAGGAATGGGATATTCATTGACTTGTAGATCTTGATACCAGCGATCTCCACAATGCCATTACCAGACTGTCTGGATGTACCTTGTGCGTCTCTGTTGACTAGACCTGAATCTCCAGTTTGCTGGATTAATTCATAGTATTGACGTGCGTTTAATACCGCTACTCTTCCGTCAGTTGAAACTCCTTTTTCATCAAGAGCTGCAGCTGCATCATAGAAGGCTGCCACGAGGTTAGCAGGTACATAAGCATCAGAGTCATTGGTTGTTGCACCAACACGAATCTGAGTACCACCTGGCTCTACAAAGTTAGACTTAGTAATAGGTGATGCTGATCTTGCTCCACGTGTGATAGCACGGAATGCAAGTCTGTCATATTTCTCCGCTAATGCATATCCAATCTTACGAGAGATCTCTGACCTCAAATCATAATGAGCCAGAACTTCGTCTAACTCGTAAAGGAATGCTGAACTGATTAGCAACTCATCACAAGTGATGGTCTTCTCAGCTACTGGAGGTGCAGCATCACTATTACCTAGTATTGAATTTCCAGGTGTGTGAAATTCTGCTGATGTGCGACCTGTGTAGATGAACTGTAAAGACTTACCGTTCTTCAAGGAACGCTTCATGATGAGGTCTCTAGCTATAGCATTATGCTGGAAGCCTTTGAACATCTCACCACTGAACAATTTAAGGTATAACGCTCTAGCATCGCCAGTTGCATTCGATTGACCTTGCCGCGTCAGATCGGCTAATGGTTCATTACTATTTTGATGTGCCATTTATCTATATTTAAAAATGTTTGAATGTATAAATCTTCATCGCTAGCAAATTAAATTCGAAATTTTGTGGTCTTTCCCACCGTCTAGACGGCTGATGAGTATCCTCGTAAGGGTCAAAAGCCAAATTACAGAGAGGTCCGACACTGAGGTGCCTCTCTGCTATGGAAGTTAACGTGTAGTACTTCAACGTGAATGAAGAAGGCTAGAGCCAAAAAGACTACTAGCCATAATTCATTTATCTTTTTCATAAGGTAGATAAAGCTTCTTCCAATGAGATGTCCTCATCGAAAGTCTCTTTCTTCTCATCCTTATGTTCTGCTTCTATGTGCTCATCTAATTGAACTCTAGTTAGCTTAGCTTGATTACCAGATGTTTGATGAGACATTAGAAACTATACTTAGCTCCAATTTTTGTTCCATAGTTACGATCCTCATCACCATTAGTGGCTGTTGAGATCTCACCATAAAGTGCAATCTTCTCCTTTATTTGAAAAGTTCCACCGAACTTACCAGACAATTCTGTATCAGTACCATCAACATCAGCTACTGCTGTTAGAGATGGACCGCCTTGGACGTAGTAACTAAACTTGTCCTTTGAACCTTCATAACCAATATGTAAGTCTACTGTTCTTCCTAGATATTCAGAACCTGTATAACCATCATTGATTTCAGCATTCAGATAAGTTCCAGCGAATGCAGGAGCAGACGCTAATGAGGTGGCTGCGAGAGCTAGTGCAATTGTTTTCATTAAATTAAATAGTTTTTGATTTTGTGTAAGCGATGCCGCGATACTTGTAAGTAACTTTAATAGTCAT